CTACCTATGGAGGTTATGCTTCTAAAGCAGAGATGATTGCTGACATGCGTAAGCCTGAGTATAAAGAAGATCCTGCTTTTAGAGAAACTGTAGAAAAACGCCTTGCTAATACCAGAGCTGATGTGATCTAATTGGTCTTTGCAGTCAGTAGTTATTGTTGTTTCAGTTCTGGAAAAGGGACTCCTCAAAAGGGAGTCTCTTTTTTTATGTTGACGTTTTCCAAAAGCTGTCGTTTATTCGCAATAAGCCAACTGTGTGGTATGGCGAGAGGAGTTAGCCCTGCTACGGTAGGACAACTAATTGCAATCGGATACAACGAGGTTGTGTGAAACCTATTTATATTAAAAACCCTTAGACGAAAGATCTAAAGATGGCTAATACTAGTCCCTCAAGGTTGGGTGCAGTTAATGGCGCAGCGTCAAATTACGCTGATGCTAATGCAATCTTCCTTAAGAAATTCGCTGGGGAGGTTCTCACGACATTCGAAGAAACGAATGTGATGAAGAGTCTCCATACTATTCGTACCATTAATAATGGTAAATCGGCTCAATTCCCTGTTACTGGTACAGCAACCGCTGGATACCATGTTGTGGGTGAAGATTTGATTAACTCCTCCAATAGCGGTGGTGTTCAGTCGATCAAACACGCTCAGAAAATCATCAACATTGATGAGCTGCTCGTGGCTTCTACCTTCATCGCTAACCTCGATGAGCTGAAGAACCACTATGATGTTCGGTCGATCTACTCCAATGAGCTGGGTCGTGCATTGTCCAACAAGTTTGATCGTCAAACTATTCAAGTCGGATTGCTCAATGCTGCTACCTTTAGTAGCGGTGCTGCTACTGCTGCCTCTGCTACCATTACTGGTAACAAAAACGGCAGCGTGGTTCACGCTACTGCTGGTACTGATACGGACGATGTTCGTTATCTTGGTAACGGCTCCGCTGATATGGACACCAACGGTACTCGCCTCGCTAAAGCGATCTACGCTGCGGCTCAACTTCTCGATGAGAAGGATGTGCCTTCTGCGGATCGTTTTGTGCTGGTGAGCCCACAACGCTACTACAACTTGGTGCAAGCTGAGACCAGTGGTGGTGCTGCCCTCGCAATCAATCGCGATTGGGATGGTCGTGGCTCGTACGCCGAAGGTTCCGTGCTGAAAGTGGCTGGAGTTACTGTGGTTAAGACTAACCACATTCCTTCCGCTACTATTAGTGAAGAAACTCCGGGGCCGAACAACTCCTACGAAGGAGAGTTCGGGACTGAAGTTATGGGCCTCGTGTTCCATAAATCCTCGATCGGTACAGTGAAGTTGCAAGACCTCGCTACCGAAAGTGAGTACCAAATTCAACGTCAAGGCACGTTGATGGTCGCTAAGTACGCTATGGGCCACGGTGGTCTGCGTCCTGAGTGCGGCGTGGTATTGATGAACGACTAATATTGTTCCCTGCCTACACAAAGGGGAGTTCCTTCTGGGACTCCTCTTTTTTTTATTGTGTTTTATCCCAACTTCCTAGATAAGAGGCTTCATGTCTATGCTGGGTAAGACTAATAAATTAGAAGCAGTCAACCAGATGCTTAGTTTTATAGGGGAATCTCCGGTTAACAGCCTGTCTGATTCTGCTGGTGCTGGAGATACTCCGTTGGCTGAGAATGTTTTGGACGAAGTTACCCGTGAGGTTTTAAGCCAAGGGTGGCATTTCAATACCAATTACGATGTAACACACAGCCCCGATCCGACTACAAAAGAGATTATTCTTAGCGAATCTGTCTTGAGAATTGATGTTTCTCTAGCTGCGTATCCTATTACCGATGTTGTAATGCGGGGCCAGAAACTCTACAACCGAGCGGAAAACAGCTATGAATTTACCTCGGATTTAAAAACTATTGAAACAATCGAACTACCTTGGGATGAATTGCCAGAACAAGCTAGACGATATATAACTCTACGGTCAGCTAGAGTTCTACAGGATCGAACCTTAGGTGCTCCCGATTTAAACGAAATTGGAACACGAGAAGAGCTAGTATCTTTAGCCAACCTCAGAGAATTTGACGAGCAATCCGCTGATTATTCTATTTTCGATTCCCACTTACCTTTAAAAACTATTAGCGCGTATAACCGTAAGTCTTAGCTATGGCCCAGATTATCACTACTGTTCAGAACCTGTTGAATGGGGTATCTCAACAGGCTGATTCTCAAAGGTTTCCTAGTCAAGCTGAGGAGCAGCTAAACGGAACATCGTCTCCTGTTTTAGGACTCTCAAAGAGGAACCCTACTGAGCATATATCTAAAGTTTTTAATTCGGCGGCTAATTCTGTATTCGCTGAGACTTTAAACAGAGATGCTTCTGAAAGGTATATGGTATTCGTACGGGCTGTTACTAAAAAATCAATCACTATTGACTCATCTACTGATACTATAAACTGTACAGCTCACGGTTTTGTAGCAGATGACGAAGTTAGGTTCTATGGAACAGACCTAGGTAATATCACAGAGTCGCCCCGCTACTATGTCATTAGCCCAAGTACTGACAGCTTTCAGATTTCCACAACTAAAGGAGGATCGGCTTTTACAATTACAGGTAACGGAACTGGCACACAGAATGTCTCCTTAGATCCTATATCTGTAGTAGATTTAATTACTGAAACAGAAACTACTGTAGCTACTCCTAACTCGGCTAACTATTTAGTATCAACTACTCCTTCTTCTTCTCTTAAATCAACGAGTATTGCGGATTACTCTTTTATTATTAATAAAGATACTACCGTAGCAATGGAAACAGGTTTGTCGTCTAGCACTGATTACAAAGCTTATGTTTACATTAAGCAAGGAGACTATGGTACAGACTACAACATAACTATTGATGGGACTACTTACACGCACACCACTCCTAACGGAGGCACGGCTACAGACAGGCCTTTAATTGATACAGAGTATATTGCAACGCAGCTTCAGTCTGCTATTGGAACAGTATCGGGGTTTGATGCTGTAAATGTAGAAGGATCTACTCTAGAGATTAAAAAAACAGACTCTTCTGATTTTGAAATAACTGTTTCAGATGCTTTAGGAGACGGAGCAATGGGCGTAGTGAAAGATACTGCTGCTGCTTTTACTGATTTACCACTGTATTGTAGAGATGGGCAACGTGTTAAAGTTATAGGAGATGTCGAGCAAAACGCTGATGATTACTATGTTCAATTCACAGCTGATGCCCCTTCTAACAAACCGTTTGGAAGCGGAACATGGGCTGAAAGCATCGCTCCCAATATTAAATATAAACTAGATGCAGCCACGTTTTGCCACACATTAATTCGAGAAGCTGACGGTACGTTTACTTTTAAAGAGGGCTCTTGGGATGACAGGCTAGTAGGCGACACTCTTACAGCCACAGACCCTAGTTTTATAGGCAAAAAATTACAAAACATAGTGCTCTTCCGAGATCGTTTAGGGTTCCTTTCGGAGGAGTCTGTATCTATGTCAGAAACAGGGGAGTATTTTAATTTCTTTCGTACAACTGTAACTCAATTACTAGGATCTGATCCTATAGACGTAAGAGCTAGTCATAACAAAGTATCCAAATTAAAAAGTGCAGTACCTTTTAGCCGTAATCTACTATTATTTTCTGATCGCACTCAGTTTATGCTTACTGGCGGCGACGTGCTTTCACCGTCTTCTGTTTCGATATCTCAGGAAACAGAGTATGAGGTTGCAACAGAGACTGATCCTGTAGTTTCTGGAACTAGTGTATATTTTCCATTTGAAAGAGGAGACTTCTCAGGATTAATGCAGTACACAGTGTCAACAGACACTGAGCAGATGTTAGGAGAAGATATATCTTCCCACGTTCCTAAGTACATAACAGGAAACATTACTAAAATTAGTAGCAACGCTGTTGATCCAGTAATAGCCCTCACTACCGATGGATTTACTGAAGGTATTTATGTTTATAGATATCTGAACAGAGGCAGAGACCGTATCCAATCCTCATGGTCTAAGTTTAAATTTGAAACAGGAGCAACTGTAGAAAACTTAGACTTTATTGGTAAGACTCTTTACCTAGCTGTTAGTAGAACTGAAGGTTTGTTTGTAGAAAAACTCTCGTTCAAAGAAGATACTGTAGATTCTAACTCAACGTATACAACTAGGTTAGATAGGCGTGTTGACGAGAGTCAGTGCAGTGTTTCATACGACAGCGGTACTCAGCAGTCTACTGTAACTTTACCGTACATTTCGTATGGAACAGTTGAACTAGCTTCTAGAGCAGATGGCAGTTCTGAAACATCTGGCACTCGGTTTATTCCTGTGTCCCAAAGTGGAAACACTGTTGTGGTAGCTGGAGATATTAGTAGCCGTAAATTCTGGGCGGGCGATACTTATGAGTTTTCTTACATTTTCAATAAACCACTACTAAAAGTACCTTCTGAAGGCGGAGGTAAGGTAAACGCTTCTGGAGGACGTTTCCAAGTAAGGCGTGGTAGGGTAGCGTTTGATAATACTATTACTTTTTCAATTAAAGTAACACCAGAAGGGCGTCCAACTTATACGCACACATACGATGGATCTAAAAAGACAGGGCTTTCTATAGGGAGTGAACAACCTTTAGAAGACGGTGAATTTACTTTCCCAGTAATGTCTAAAGGAGACAGGGTTACAATAGAATGCATTAACAGTAGCCCTTTTCCTTCTTCACTTTTAACAGCAGAGTATGAAGCAACCTACCACAGTAGATTCAGGCAAATGTAATGGAGATGTATGGACGTATGAGCATGCTACTGTAGAACCTCCGCGTCCTGACGACCCTAAAATACTTGGGCCAAATCTAAGGCAAGCAGACAAGGATGAGATATTTGCGTGTGCGGGTGTTGATGGGGAATACGCACTAAAGATGAGTGTAGATACTTCTAATTATTGTATGAGTGTGCGCGATAGGGAAACTGAAGAGCCCTTAGGTCTCTTCGGGGTCTGCCCTTTTGTCGATGATCGGCTGGGTATTGTATGGTTTCTAGGAAGTGACGAGTTATTTAAAAAGAACCGCATGGCTTTCTTAAGAAACTCAGAGTTTTGGGTCAAAAATTTGTTTGGGTCGTATGAAATACTCTTCAATCTTGTCGATGCCAGAAACACCATACATATTCGATGGTTGAAATGGTTGCGTTTTACGTTTATAGCAGATGTACCTGAGTATGGTTACGAGAAAAGAACCTTTAGACAATTTTTAAGGCACAGAGATGATTGATTTATTGTTATTCGGATGTCCGGGAGCGCTGACAGCGACGGCTTTAATGAAAGCTTCGCTGGCTTTGACTGCTGTTAGTACCGCTGTGTCTTACATGGGAGCTAGAAGCCAAGCAAAGAAACAATCTAACTACCAGAATCACCTAGCTAAGCTGCAACAAGAAGCAGGAAACCGCAAAGCATCGGCAGCTGTGGCTAGAAACATCCAACAACGAGAAGAAACCGCTAGGACTAAAGAGCGAGTTTCTAGAGAAGCTGTGGCAACTAGAGCTGACGCCACTCTTTCGGCAGCTGAAGGAGGGGTTACAGGTTTATCTATACAGCATATTATTGCTGATGCTGAGGCTCAAGAAAGCCAATACATAGCCTCGTTAACAGCCGAACAGAACCTGAGAAACCGAGAAATGCAACGCGGTTTGGCTGACATAGCTTTGGGAACTTCGCAACAAGTTCACTCAACTATGGCTCCGGTCAACCAACCAAATGCTTTTGCCTATGCCTTACAAGGTGCGGCATCCGGTTTAAAAATTATGTCAGATTCGGGACAGTTTACGAACGATCCTTCAACTCTATCTTCTGATATACTAACCATAAAAGGAACTCCTCAGAATCAGCAGGGAATTCCAGAGCTACCAACTTAAACTATTATGCCACGACCTAAGGTAAAAAAACTTTTCGAACGCATCGGCCATCCCCAAATAAAGCCTCAGGCTGGCGAGGCTACTTTTGGTTATGTAGCTCCTGCTAGAGGGCAAGCCGGTAATGAGTTAGAGCAGCTAGGGAAAGCCCTTAATACTCTTGGGTCTGCTGCTGGCTCCATGTTGGCAGCTAAGAGTAAAGAAGAAGCTAGTATAAATCTAAAACTAGGGGAGTCGATCGCCCAGAGGCAACAGTCTTATATGTCTCTGCGTGATGCGAGAGCTAAGGGTTTAATCCCAGAAGGCGCAGATCCGAATGTTTCAAAAGGTTATCTTATTACTTCTGGAGCTATGTTTGCTCAAAGCCAAGAAGCTGCCAGAGGTTTAAATAGAAATTTAGATGAGTTACTAAAAGAAACAGTTAATAGGGGAGGCTCTTACGAGGAGTGGATTACAACCCTAGACTCGCAGATAGATGAGTCTTTAGGAAACTTACTAGAACAGACCGAAAACAATTTCTATACAAGAAATGTTGGGTTCATGGGTG